TCGGTGTATGTAGGGGCGTATGCCAAGCGGCAGATTTCCTCCTACACCACTAACACCACGGTGGCACGGAACATCGCCCTCGCTGACAAGCGCCTCATCAACTCGGTGGATCTGTATGAGTCTGACTTCGGTATCATCCAGATCGTCCTTGACAGATGGGTGCCTAATGGTGGAACCGCCACTGCTTCCGCAAGCGGAACCGGCCGAGCGTTCTTCATCGAGACGCCTATGGTCCGTCATGCCTTCCTGCGGCCTATCAAGCATGTTCCCCTTCCGCCGAATGGTGATGCAGCCCGAGGCATTGTCTTGGGTGAACTCACCTTGGAAGTTGGGCATGAGAAGGCCTTGGGTATGCTGACTGGTATCCGTGGCATCGCGACGGTCTAACCATGGCAACCTACCGAAAGTACCGCACTAAGGCTCAGGATGCTGAGCCGGACAACCCTGAGCGGCTTTCGCCTCACATCACTGCTTGGGATAAGGCCGAGGAGACCCACGGTTCATACCTGTCTTGCGGCTTTCCCAAGGAGTTTGTGGATCCGAACCTGGGGGGGAGTTATGAACTCCCCCCCTCTCGGGAGGAAGATTCCACGGTGAAGCGAGCCCCTTACACCTTCAACACCAAACCAAAGACCCATGACCCCGCTCCGGGGAAAGTGGGCGCGGAGTAACTATGAGTCAAGGTCCTATGAATAAGACGACCGCTGAAAGCGGCCCCCCGAATGCGCCGAACGACAGCTTCAAGACCCAGCCTGCACGCGATTCCCGCGTGAAGCGAACGGGCCCTGAATGGTCGGACGGCCACACGCAGGGCAGCCGTGGCTAGAAAGGCTCCTAGCGTTCGCTCTCAAGCGCGCGCGAACTTCGAGAAGGAAGAGGAGTTGGCTAGGGAAAAGAAAGCCATGTTCAACCAACCTCTCGTCCTTGGAGAAGGGAAGCGTGGATCCGATAAAGTGCGAGAACGAGTAATTGAGGCTCGCGCTTTCGGACCTGCGCTTCGGGGAGTGCGCTTCAGGAAGAAGCGACGGAACGAGAATTACTAACCTATGGCATACGTTAAGAAGTTTGAGAACGTCCTTGATGAAGTGACCTCAGCGCACGTCCTCAAGGATACCCTCCCTGAGGGACGTATGGACACCTTCGTTGAGGCTGTATCGGACATTCGAGCAGCCAACGAAGAGGCCTACAAAATCTCGAACTTCAGGCGCGTAGCAGGCATGTCAGACAGCGGGAATTGGATGCGAGTAGCGTCCATCCCGCTGTCTGTCATAGCTTGCATTGAGCAAGTGGAACCGGGCTTCTTTCAGAATAAGAAGCGGTTCTATAGGTGGTTGAACCGACACCCTGAGTATCAATGCGTAAAATATCGCGCGATGACATCCAGCTAGAGGAAATAAAGTACGATCCAAAGCCCCTCTTGGTCTATACCATGTGGGGTGACTCGGATACCTGGATCTCAAAGTACCGTATTACCGGCCCTCTTAAGGTAGCTAAGCAACTAGGAATCGCGGATGTAGTCGTTGACCGAGGAAACCAATCCTTTAAGGAATACACGGACGCCCCCGCAGAGGAAGCCCGCTTCCAAGCGATGGCCCATGCAGACGTTCACCTTTATCACTTAGCCTACTCCCCTAAGGTACTTCAGCTCTGCCTCATGGAACCACGCCCCGCCATCATATTCGGCGCGGATGACCATACAGAGGCAATAGAGCCTTACAACCCACAGTTTGCTGGCCTTGGGACACGCGGTATGCATGGAGAGCCGCTTGAACCAGGCAAGAACATCTACATGGTGAACGACACTGGGGAGCACCTTCCAATTTGGAAGGATAAGGTGAACATTGAGCATGGGGTCCTCTTTGATATTGCACGAAACATTGAGAACCTAAAGCTCCATAAGTCTGTAGCCTTCGAGTCCGATGGTGTTCTTGTGTCCACTGAGCCCTTGCGGAAGGTCTATGCCTCCTATGGGTGCAAGAATATCTTCGTATGGCCAAACTCCATCAACTTCGCCCAATATCCCAAAGTGGACCTAGAGGAACATGGGGAAGAGGTCCGCATCCTCTGGACTGGCGGGTCGAGCCACATGGCAGACCTGTATGGCATTAGGGATCCCCTAAAGAATGTCATGCGGAAATATCCCCAGGCGAAGTTCATCTCCTTTGGGCAGGAAGCCCCTGTGATGGCCAGGTGGTTTGCTGAGTTTAGTGACCGTTTTGAGTACATCCCCTGGGTGGATCCAGACGCTTACACTTATCGCCTGAGCATCATCGGCCACGACATTAACCTATGCCCACTCCGCGCCTCTGAGTTTAACGAGGCGAAGAGCGCCATCAAGTGGTATGAGTCCTCAGTGATCTCGCGGCCAGCAGCCACCCTAGCGGGGGCCTTCGGCCCATTCCTTGAGATAGAGGATGGCCAGACGGGCATGCTCTACGAAAGCCCCGCTGCGTTTGAAGCCAAGCTAGGCCAGCTCATCGAGGACGCGGCGCTCAGGCGCCGCCTTGCGCATAATGCCAAGGATTGGGTCCATGAGCATCGAGACATTCGGAAGAACGTCCCTGCACTCATCGAGTGGATGCGGGGGACCTCCGATAAGGTGAAGGCCCGTTACCAGGGCTCCAAGCTCGAAGACCTCTACGGGAACATCTCTGAAATCGCCGATGCCCACCAACCAAAGAAACTCATTGAGGTCCCATGAGTATCCAAGCCAAGCCCGCGAATACCGCTTCCAAGGAATGGGAGCGGTTAGTTGCTAATTCCCACCAAACCTCTCTCTTTGTCACGCCCTCGTGGCTAGAGGCCGACCGCCCAGTAGTTGTTGGAGCTTGGGAAGGTGGTTCCTTAACCACCGCGCTTATCGTCAGGGACCTAAACGAGTTTCCCACGGCGGCACCTTATCAAGGCTTGATCCTGTCCGCCGCTTCACGGCCTTCCTCTGTAGACGCACTCATCGACTGGGTTGAAGGCATTGGGGGGCAGCCGACGGCGTGGAACGCCCCTTCCATGATTGATGTGCGTCCATTCCAGTATCGCCTAACTCGGGGGAGGCGGTGGTCGGAGCACATACGATATACGTTCTTCGTCACCTCCCCCCCCGAGTTGGGCTACCCCAGCGACGTGGAGAAGACCGGGGCGCGCATGGAACTTCTCAAGCCGGCCACGCAGACGCGCAGATGTTTGGAGGCGGATTGTGTGAAGTTCTACGAGGATGATGGGGGCTTGGTCGCGTGGGGCGTAGACCCACAGGGACGTGGGTATATCGTGGACTTCACGGGGGATTTTGTCCCCCTAGCCAAGAGGCTTATATCGACAGTCAAGGACGCTGATGTGGGTGGATGTTGGGGGTGGGCTAAGTCTATGAAGCCAAAATTGCGCACGTCCTACGGACTGACGCTTGTAGAGTAATACCATCGCAATCTTAACTTTCGCGCAGGCAAAGGCCCAAGTAGCTGAGGTAATTGGAAAGTCAACGGATACAGACCTCCTTACGGAAGCAGGCGAGGAGATCCAACATGCTATCTCCGAGCTTAACATGCGGGATTGGGAGTGGCTCCTTACCTTTGAGGACATCGTACTAGTTGCAGGAACCGAGGATTACACCTTCACCGCAGGGGACATGCGAAAGGTGTATGATGCTAGACTTCTCGGGAACAAGCGTCCCCTTATGCACATTCCTCAGAGGCTCTGGGATAGGGTTGCATCAGACCCCTCATCGAACGGGACGCCTTTCTCGTACACCATCCTCAGGACCTCGAACACCGTAAGTAAGATTAGGTTTATCCCACCTCCGGGGGCGGCGGACACTGCGCGGGTTAGGTATTATAAGCTCATTGCTACCCCAAGCGTAGATGGAACAGCGCTTGACATTGTGGAAAGGTACCAGCCCTGGGCCATTATGCAAGCCAGAGCAACTCTCCTCCAGAATCATTCAGAGAATGAGGGACGCGCCCAGTATTATCAAGCCCGCGCTGATCGCTTCCTTCAAATGATGATTCAGGAAGATCAGTTCTCGCCGGATCAGGATGAGGGCTTCCTTCCTGCAGCGGCCGCGTCCTTTAGGTATCCGCTGGACTCTGTGGCTAATATCCTCGCTGAGATCGACGGCTTTTAATGGCCCTTCATATTGAGCCACTTTCCGGGGGGCTAGTTACTGCTCGGGATGCTTCCCTTCTTAATGAAGGGGAGCTTTCCCAGGCGCTCAACGGGATTTATAGGCCCTTTAACCAAGCTATCTCCCCCATCAAGGCACGGGCGCAATTCATGCCTACGGTGGGAGTGAACATCACTGGGCTTCGAGCCATTCCATTTGAACTCGATACTGATTACACCATTATTGCGCATGGGACAGTATGGCAAACCAATCCCCTGGGAGTATGGACGGACTTACGCACAGGGGTTACTACTGGGCTTCGAGTGGAATCCATCCACTATAATGAGGCTAACACTGAATACTTTATCTCTAATGGGACAGATACACCTATTGCAGCAGCCGCGGGTGGGGGTGCTGCATCCACAATCCCGCATGGTATGGAGCCTACAGACTCTAATGATTGGACGGTAAGCACAGCTAACGCAGGTGGAGATGGGTGGGAAACTTTAGGCTTAGGGCATTATGGTTATTGGATCACGGAATATAACCACAGTAATGGCTTAGAGAGTGCAGGGGTTGCCCCTTTAGCGGCACAATTCTCTAATGTTACCACAGATGATGACACGGTAACTATTACCATACCATATGGTTTGGCCCAGTATCTCACTAAGCACACAGATCACGCCACTAGATGGAGGATTTATAGGTCTATTGAATCTCTTGACACCACTATTGGGTCTGGGGAGCAACCAGGGATCTTTCCCTTTGGTGTGTTAGTCGGAGAGGTAACTATACCTGGGGTACCTGCTACTACAACCTTTGATGATACAGGTATTGCTTCTGATGTGCCTTATGGTGCAATAACCATATCTGTAGCAGGAGCCCCTGCGGCTAGTTTTTCTCGTGATATTCCGCCCCCACTTTGGGACACTGGGGATGTCTTTGAAGACTCTGTAGTAGTGAATGATACAGAGAACAGCAATATAATTCGGTATAGCTTCCCTGGCTTACCGCACTCCTTCCCTGAGCTATACTTCATTGGCTTCTCCACGAAACAAGCTGATACCGTAACAAACATCAAGGGTTTAGGGGAAACCCTCATTGTAGGGCTTCAGAGTCAGATATGGCGTGTTAACTACCTTCCCCTTGAGACTGACTCTGACTTTAACCGCGGACGAGTACGACAGCTTATATCGCCTAACCATGGGATCATGGGACCAGATGCAGCTTGTATCTTTGCCATGGTGGATTCAGCTCCCCGTTTAGCATACGTCAGCCATGATGGCTTGTACATGACTGATGGCTTCAGCACCAGGCTTCTCACCCAAGACATTGATTGGGATACCTTGGTGGATAAAGATGAGCTTGGATCAGCTATACTCCTCAATGTCCAACACCTATGGTGTTTGTTCTTCTATTACATTGCTGCTGGGTCAGGCGCACCGAACAATCGCCTCCTTATCCTTTCATATCACCCGCAACACCTCAAAGAAGGTGGTTTCCTTAAGGTAGCTGGGCCTACATCCCTCGATACACGCGCAGCAGATTATAACGCCTTAACGTATCAAGCCTTGGCTTCTACCACCAATGTCTTTGAGGAAGATGTAACCGACTCGGGGGGGACGGTCACGGCGACCACCAGGCTCATCTACCCCGAGGCTGGCTCCCTTGACACTGAGACATATGTAGAGCGTGTGCGCATCCTTTGTGGTCCTTACACTGGTGGGACGCATAACATAGCCATTCGCGCTCGGCGGTCGGATGCAAATATCACTACGGATACCTCGAAGTCCTTCACCCCATCAACTACGGAGAACCGCCTTGTGCGTTTAGAGCTGCATGGGAATGGGGAGGCTTTCGGCGCAACCATCACCTCTGCGGCGGCGCTCCATTATGTGGGTTTTGAGCACAAGGTAACGAAGGGCCGATGAGAACCTGGGAAGGTCTTAATGCCATACCGGAGATCAAGGATGAGCGGAGTCGCCAATATTTCTTCAAGATTGATCGCTTCCTTGACCAAGTGGCACGGGCAGGTATCCTTGCTGGGCAGCCTGGTGCAACTGGGGCTTCAGGTAGTACAGTGAGTAGTTGCTGCCCAAATGAAGTAGATGAGTTTGAAGTAGTACATGATGCCACCGAGGGGATCCTTTCCTTCGGGCGCGCTTCGGATTTTGCTGATACCGTTGATTTATCCGATCACATTATCACGCGCATTGAGGGTTTTGAGCTTAATACCTTTATTAACCTGAATGGGGATGCCCTCACTGGTAATGTAGTTATTCAAAGCACTACAGTCCACTCAGGGACTTATGCTGCAACTATTACCAACAATGGAGCTGCCGCTGCTAGCTTTAGTATGGCCTTCATCATTGATGCTGATGGCCAAACCTCGACTACGGTGGCTTCCAATGCGGTCTCTTGGCGTGCGTGGGTACGCTTTAGCGCCCTCCCCGACGCTACGCGCACCATTCTTACCCTAGAAGGTGCAGCTGGTGCAGATCAAAGCGTTCTTTCCCTCACAAGTGGAGGTATCCTATCCCTAGATGGAACGCTTGGTACCACACCCCTCTTGGTGGATACTTGGTATGAACTAGTCGGCAAGTATGAATCTGCCGGTTCAGGTTCTCATACCCTGCTACTTAACCGTGGCATTGAAATCTCAGCCACGCCTGCGGCATCCAATGCAGTAGTAAACATTGTCTTTGGTAAGGCTGCTTCTGCAGGAACCTACACCATGATTGTGGATGACATCATGCTTGAAGCAGGTGCATCCATCAATGTTATTGATTACCCGCCTGAAGGCTCGGTGTATGCCTTGAGCCTTACGGCGGATGGTCTTCTTGCGAGTGTGTGGGGTGGGACACATGCCGCACCTAATAGGTATCAGGCTTGTACAATACCGCATGATGGGGATACATCTTATATTGCCGTTTCAGGTACAGGCGATAGGTGGCAGTCTTTCACGCAAACCCATCCCGCAGGTCTTAGCGCACCTATCAATGCAGTTCAGTTTTGTAACATCACCCGCGCTACTACCGCAGGTAGCTATGTCAATCGTGTAGCCATCCTTGCTTTCAACAGCTCTGGCTCAAGTGATGTGACCTACCTTACCACCGACACAAATATTGGTGGATCTTCGTCTTACCAGCTTGTCGCGTGGCTTCAGCAGGAAAATCCCTTTACCTCAGCGCCTTGGACTGTAGATGAGCTAGAAGCCATCCTTCTTGTGGCTTATGCTGATCCCGCCGCTGGCGTGGAAGTGCGCATCTCCACGATCTCAGCCCAAGTGGATGTGGGTACCCCGGTCCAAAGTGATTATGCCCGTGCAATAAGAGTCACCGCAGAGGAAGGCCACATCATTCCTGCCTATATGGTAGATGATGGGGAAGCCATTGGGGATAACAAAGCACGCCTCGTTGCTGGCTATGATGGAACGAATGCGCAAATCCTCCTTACAGACTCCTCAGGGAGGCTTGTCACCACTCTTGTTCCTGGCTCCGGCGCATCTGACCTGGGGAAGGCAGAGGATTCCGCGCATGCCTCAGGAGACGTGGGTGTCATGGCCCTGGCCGTCCGAGCGGACACTGCTGCCGCAACCGCTGCGAATGGCGATTACGTCCCACTCCTTACTGATAGCACAGGGCGCCTGTGGTCAAACACCGAACTTCCTGATGCTGCTACCCTTGCGGATAACGTAGCTAATCCTACCACGCCCATTGTAGGATCGTATGTACATGGGCGCCGGCAGAGCGGTACTACCTACGATAGAGTCTCTAATGAGGTAGCTAACGCTAACACAACTGGCGCAACGGATGATCGTGGACTTCATATCTCCGACATTGTTAAGTATAGCCGAACTACCTTAACGGCACTTAATATCACTTATGATGACTCGCCCACCACAG